AGCTATCCAGCAACAAACTACACAAGAAATAACTGCCCAGCAAATTGTGAAGGCGGAACTGTAACTTATCCTCAAGTAAATAAATCTGGGTATGCGGCAATATCTAATGTTTCCTATCAAGATGCAATTGATAAGGCTAATGCCGCAGCATATTCAGCTGCACGAACAGAAAGTCAACTTCTAGGACAGAACCTTGCTAATACCAATGGCACTTGCTGTTGTTGGAATGCTGTTTCCGAAGCCGAAAAATGTGATGGATGTAATTACAGAGGTGATATGGAGCGAAATGACTGTAGCGGCTCAATTAGAAATACGACTCCAACGGCATATAATTATTGTGGATGCGGTGTTGGATGCCAAGGAACTAACTATAATTATTATGAATGTCAAAGTGTATATGGAGAAGGGAATAGAGATAGAAGATATTTTGAGCGTTATAACTGCTACCCATATTCATTTGTCCCTAACTCTTCGTATGTAACCCAATGTGGTTGCGATGCAGGATATCAAGAAATTGCGTCTCAAAATTATTATACTTGTGTGGGATGTACAACATTTGAAGTATTTAGAGATGGAAATAGATGTTCAGGGACAGGGGGACAATATTTTGTTAACGGAAGTAGCGTAGGCACAACTGCTCCTTCAAATGGAAGTTGCAATACAAATAGTAGCTATGGTATATATAGAGGAGTTAGATGCTACGAAGGAACAAATTACAACGTATACGAAGATGCAAATGGTTGTGGGGGCGGAGAACAGTACCAATATAGGAATGGAGCGGACGAAGTCCAGTTTACATCTAATGAATTTGGAGGAGACCCTTGTACGTTCTATGCCTACAAGAGCCAAAACTTTACAAGAAACAATTGTGGGGCAGGATATGTCGGAGGTGTAGTTAATTATTCAAACACTTACACCTACACAGGAATACTTAATCAAGCTGGAGCTAACGCAACTGCTGACGCTAACTTCCCTAATGACGGACAGAACTACGCTAACTCAGTAGGTTCTTGTACAGCTATTCAAGTATGTAAGGTGTATGACATTGTTGCTTTTGACGAGGGATACTACGTTTCTGGTTACTATACTTATTGTAATGGAGGTATAGGCTACTTTGAATTCTACGCTTATTCGCAAGGAGTTATTGGGCAAGTTCCTTGTGTGAACGAGTACTCAGTAGTAATACAAGACTACGGCAATGGAGCTTCAATACAAGAAGCATACACTTGTTAATATTATTGTTTTTATTATTATATTTGCATAACCAAACAAAAGAAAGATGAATAAATTCTTAACAATTGTAAAGGCTTGGGGTATAGCCGTTTTTCATACAGACGAACAGAAAGAATTAGCTGACAAGCGTTCTTTGGTTTGTTCTACTTGCCCATCACTACAGGAGGTTGACGTAAAGAATATGACAGGAGGACTAGTTAACAACTACTTCTTATGTGGTAGCTGTGGATGCCCGCTACAGGGTAAGATATACACACCTGTAGATAGCCCAAAAGAACAAAAATGCCCACTAGGCAAATGGGAGAATTAATATTATATTTGTAAAAATAAATCAAACAGAATGGAAAAGATTAAATTATCATTAGCAGAACTGCTAACATTAGAGGCTGAGTTAAATGGCTACAGCTACATCCGATTAAACCCAGAAACAAAAAAAGAAGAAGAAGTTGTTGTTTTTATCGGTTTTCTTAAAGAAAAATTAAATTTAGCTACCAAGTACTGGCTTACAAAGTTATCTGATAAGTTAACTTCTAAGAAGAAGACTATCGAGACATTGCGTATTGAGCTTGTCAAAAAATTTGGGAAAGAGCAAGAAGATGGAAGTGTTAAAGTTGAAGAATATGTAGATGAAGCAAAAAAAGAATTTACTCCTAGTTATATTGAATATCAACAAGAGTGGTTTAAATTACTATCTGAGGAAGAAGAGGTTGAGTACAACCCTATCTCTGTATCTGACTTAGAGAAAATAGACTCAGAAGGTAATTATAATTTAATATTTAAGTTGGTTAAGAGCAATGACTAACAACCAATTAATTTGGTTTGCTATATCTTGGGGGGCGATATGTTTAAGTACTATCGCCTTCTTAGTGTACAATATTTTTAAATTCCGAAAAGAATGGAAGATTACCTACAAAAAGATTTTGAGATAGCGTTAATCTAGCCTATCTTTGTAAGGTAACTTACAAGATAAATGAACGATAGTAGTCCAGAAACGGGAATAATAAACGTAGCCCTTAGTGTAGTTAGTGCAGCGGTTTCCTTAGCAAGCATTCAAAGTTTCGTAGGAATCATAGCGGGAGTAGTTGCAATTATATCAGGCTCGTTTGCTATTAGGTACTACTACCACAAGACAGAGCAGGTTCTCAAGACGAAGAAAGATGTTGAATGAATTTTTTAAGGATGAAAAAGGAAACTACTCTCACACAAGACTCATATCAATTATTGGGTCTTTTATTGTTTTAGGGTCTTTTACAATGTATCCAACGAATGACGGTCTACAGAATATTGTGTTAGGTATATTGGCTGCATCACTAACAAACGCTACAGCGTCAAAGTTTGCAAATAGAAAATAAAATAGTAAAGATTATGGTAACGAGCCAGCAGGCGACTAATAAGTACGGAGAACCATTGCAGGACAACCCTCATTTAATATTATGGGACGTGCCAGCCGAGTTAGAGATAGGGGTAATTCCTAAACGAATATATTGCAACAAGGACATGGTTGTTCCGTTATCTAACGCATTTAGGAAACTTATTGATACTAATTGCGTTGACGAACTAAAGACGTGGGACGGATGCTTTAACATCAGAAAGAAGCGAGGCTTAATTTCAATGAGTTTACATTCGTGGGGTATTGCTGTAGACGTAAACGCTTTTGAAAACGGACTTAATCAGATACCTAAATTATCAAAAGAATTTGTAGAATGCTTTACAAGTTCTGGATTTGACTGGGGAGGATGTTGGCAAAGAAAAGATGGTATGCACTTTCAATTATCAAACATATGAAAAATAAAATTTTAATTATTCTTACTATTGTTGCATTTGCATCTTGCAAACCGTTACAAACTGTAACAGTTACAAAAGAAAAGATACGAATTGATACGATTCGTGACTACAAAGTGATTACAAAATTCAACGCTATTCACGACACGTTACTAATTGACAACCCTTGCGATTCTGCTGGCATCTTAACGACTTTCTACTCAAGGATAATACTACCACAAGGAAAGATAATTATAAGGTCTTACAGGGGCAAGATTCAAACTACAGTAAACATCGACTCTATTAAGAGCGTATATGAGAAAAAGTATCGTTATAAGGAAACTTCTGATGTTAAAGCTTCTACTAAAATTGTGACAAAGACAATCTACCCAACTTGGTTATGGATGTCGTTTATATTTGAGACTTTAATTATTTTAGGGTATATTTACTTCAGAATATTTTATCCTACAAATAATGGCAAAGGTTTTAAACGTTACAGTATTTAGGAGTAAAACCAAGAAGAGTAACAAGGGTGTTCACGCAAAAACAAAGACATCCTCGTCGAAGAGTAGCAATAATTATAAAAAACCATATAAAGGACAAGGGAAATAATGGAATTCGGAGACAACAATTATAATATCTATACAGAAAAAGACCTGCACGAAATAAAAAGAATTTCAATGATTGGTAGTAAGCTAGAGATATTACTAGAGTCATTGGATGCTATTCAGGTTTTAAATGAAGCAAAGTTTGATATAGAAGAGAAAATCGTTGTAAAGCTCTCGAAGTTAATAGATTTAGTATAATATTTTTGGGTTAAGTGATTATAATGCCTCAGTTTAATAAGCTGGGGTATTATCGTATATAGTAAAAAATCATTAACTTTGACTTAAATTAAAAGAATAATAATATGGCAGTTTCAATCAATGAAGCACATAAGTTTATTAGAAGCATTCTAAAGAAGAACAAGGGAGGATTTGTTTCTCCTGCTGACATAGATATGTACTTAAACAGAGCTGTTTCCGATTGGATTTCAGCTATTGTTTTTAATTACAAGAAGACAAAGAAGTTTGACTACGACCACCTACTAACAAAGAGGACTCCTTTCGCGGTAACCTCATCAACGGGCATACAAAACTTGCCTGCCGACTACTTAGAGGGGTTAACTATTTACATAACAAATGGTGGACTAGTTGAGGGAACGCTGTATAACTGGGATGAGTTTTTAGAGATAACAAACTCTAAGATACTAGCTCCTACAGCATCGTATCCAGCAGCAACAATTTTTATAGACAGCTCAAATGTCCCTAAGATTCAGTTCTCTCCTGTTCCTGTATCGGGGACTTTAGATTACACACTTGTTTATGTAAAGAAGCCAGACACAGCTGTGTTTGCTTTCACTACATCTAATGGCAATATAACATATACGTCTCAAGGTTCTGTTGACTTAGACATCTCAGATAGATTCTTAGGAGACATCTACGCAAGGACATTAATGTACTTAGGGGTGACGTTAGATAGTCCTATACTTCTTCAAACAGAACAAATTAAGGATGCTAACCAAAAAAATGACGAGAGATAATGGCAACCAAATCGACTATTAGTGAACAAGTACAGCGAATCTATGCTAGATTCTTAGACAAAAACAACCCATCGGATGTCATAGATATCAGGGAGGTAATGCTTCTTGTAAATCAGTCTATCAACAAGATATTAAAGCTTGAGGTAGCTGAGTCGTTTAAAGCAGGCTTAGTAGACGTGCCTAAGTGTAGTCTTATTCAGTATACTGCAACAATGGTATCTGAACCAGCAAATAATCGTTCTTATGTTATATTACCTGTTATTCCATTAACACTTCCATTAGATATGGGTATCTGGAGTATATCTGCATCTAATGCGGCAATGACTCCTTATATACCTATTCCTT